GCGACTTGGAGCGTGTTCCCGTTCACTACCGTCGTGTCGGCGGGCGTGTTGTCGAGGATCGAGTAGCACACGAGCGGGTTCGCGTGCCCGTTCGCCGTGCCGCTCTTGTAGATCACCGCCGCCCGGCACACGATGCTGCCGCCCGAAGCCGTCCAGGAGGCCGGGCTCGACATCGTGAACGTCGCCGTGGCCGTCGCGACCGTCCACGTCACGCCGGACAGCGTCACGCCGCCCGTCGTATAGCCGTTCGCGTTCGAGACTTCATTCGTCAGATCCGCGAGCACCGCGTTCGAGGCGGTGGCGAAGTTCGAGGTCGATTGATACAACCCCATCTTGAACGTGTCCCCGTCGAGGTCGAACGTGCCGTCCGCAACCCAGAGGTGGAAATTGTTGTAGAACGCCCACGTGCTGGCGGTGTCGTAGACCGACAGGGCCGCCCGCACCGCGGGCGACAGCGGCACGAGGGGCCGGCGGGTCGTGTGCAGTTCGCGCACCAGGTCATCCAGCACATACAGGCCGTGCGCGTTTTGGATGTACGTCACTTAGCCCTCCCTTCGGTCGATTTCCACATGGACAATTCGTGGTGAGCCGGATTGGGGCGTTCCTTCTCCTCGATCAATTTCCACATGGATGGCACCTTTCTCTTTCGGGTTCTTCGTGAGCCGCAGTTTGACGTTCTTCGCCGGGGCCGATGGGGGCGGCGTGGTCTTCACCGCTTCCACGGCCGCCTGCGCGCGGATGCGCTCGGCTTCCACATTCGCGGCCACTTCGCGCTTGTGCGCTTCATCGGCTAAGGCGGCTTTCGTGTGCTCTAATTGCAGGGCACCGTGCGCCAGCCCAGCTTGCCGTTCCTGGCCGAGCTGGTCGATCAGCGCCAGCACTTCAGGGTTCGGGGGCGCACCCGGCGGCAGCACAGGGGCCCCCGGCGCTACTGGTCCCGGAACGGGTCCGGATGGAGGAACAGGGGGCATCACCTCCGGAGGCGGTGGCGCGGACGCGGGTGCGGGAACGGGCGGCGGGGCGCCATGCCCTGCCGGTGGCGGTGCCCCTCCCGCGCCAGCCGGAGGCGGCCCGCCTGGAGCCGGTTGCATCAGTGTGTTCGGCGGCGTCATCGCCTGCCGGTGGTCCTCCACGTGCTCGATCAGCATCTGCCGAATCTTCCACGGCTTTGCGTCGTCGAGGATGATTTCCTCGTGCACGTCGATGTGGATCGCGTGGTCGTCATCGGCGGGCAGGAACACGTCCGAGCCATCGGCATTCGTGAACACCACCTGCGGCTGGCCCGTGGGCTGGCCGTCGGGCCCGATACTCGGCGGCCCCGCCTGCATCTGGATCAGCCCCTTCTCGAAGTTCAGGTTCTCTTTGCGCGCCTTGGCGTAGTGCCGCGTCTGCGAGGCAAACGCCCCTTCGACGCCACGGCCCAAATCCATGAGCGCGAGCCCCTTCTGCGGCGTCATCCAGCCCTTCTCGGTGAAGTCCTTGATATCCGCCCGCATGGCGGCTTGGCTCTGGGGCTTGAACCCCTCGAGGTCGATGTCGATGTCGTCCGGGTCCGGCAAGTCGTCGCCCGTGATGCTCTCGATCATGAAGTCTAGGTCGGGCCGGTGCACGGGGAGCCACCGTTCCTCATCGCCGTCGTAGCCCCACTTCGCGATCGCGAGCTGCTGGCGGCCCCACTGGATGAACGACTTTTTCAGGTCCTGCACCGAATCGGCCAACTGCCCCGCTTCGCTCTCCTGGAGGAGCTGCACGGCGATGCCGGAGTCCACGCCCGGGGGCACCTGGCCGCGCTGGATTTCGTGGAAGCTGCCGATGTCGAACATGGCCTTGAGCGACTCGTCGATCATCCGCCAGCGGTCGGCGGACACATTCACCGGCCCCACCTTGTGGATGATTTCCTCGAGCGACTTGTTCATGACCGCCGAGTGCAGCGGGACCTTGATGTGGCCGCCCGCGGTATTGGTGATCTGGTCGAACACGCCCGGCACATCGAAGCCCACCCACTGGCCGATGCCGGACAAGGCCTGCTCCTGAATCGCGAGGCCCCACTGCGTGTTGATGACCTTCTGCGGCGAGACGAGATCGCGGCACATGGCGCGGCCGTAGGGATCGTAGGGGCGGCGCTCGTCGTACAGGGCCGTGTAGGGGACGAGGCCCTGCGGCAGGCCCAAGCGATCCTGCTCGGGGTCCTGCGGGTAGATCAGCTCGTTCCCGGCAATAACCAGGAGGCGACCGTTCGGCAGCGCTTCGCTAGGCGCTTCCCAATATTCAGAGAGCAGGGTGAGTTCGCGATCAGGAATCCGTCCCCCATCCCGTCCAGTAAGGAGATCGTTTCCAGTGACAGTGCCGTATGGGGCAGTAATGCTCCGCACAATGGCTTCGTAATTTCTAATGGTCGTGATGCCAGCGACTGTGCTGACGTTTTTCGCCGCCGCGCCATATTTCTCCTTGACGACCGAAATGGGCACCACTTCGGTATCGACGAGCCAGCGGAACCCCTCCGCCACATCGAGGCCCATGGCGTCCCGGTTGATGCGGATATTGAAAATCGAGCGCACCGCCGTATCCACGTCGCCCGGCCGATAGCGAAACGCCCCCTCCTCCTCCGGGTTTCCTTGCTGGTCCGCCAGCAGGTTCCCGTTCTCGTCCACCGGGTACTCGGTCATCGCGCCCGTCGCGGGGTGCGGCGCCATCACCGTCGCGGGCCGCAGGCTGCCGATCTTCGGGTTCCAGAAGCTCTTGAGCCACGCCGCCCCGCAGCCGAACGCGAGCCACAGCGCCGCGCGGGTTTTCCCATCGAGGTCACACTTGCGCCAGCGGTCCTGCAGCAGGTTCGAGCCGACCGTCGCGCGGTCCCGCTCCTCGTAGTCGTTCGACTTCGGCGTCGCCCGCCAGGCCATGCTCGGGCTGAGCAACCGCTGCATCCGGGCCCGGAGAATCGGCCGAATGTAGTTGTACGTGACGCGCACCTTTTGATCGACGTTGGGCGCGTCCATCCAGACCTTCTCGCGGAGGGCCCAGTCGATGTGCTGCCGGCCGTCGATGAACAACAGGTGCTGCGTGGCGAGCTTGTAGCGGCCGATCGCGTCGAACTGCCCGTCATTGATGAGCCGCTGGACGTAATCGGCTTTCTTCCGGTTATCGGCCGTGAGGTCTGGGTAGTCCGGCGTGCGCGCGTAGGCAAGCGTCCCCGGCTGGTTCGGGTCGGCCTGCTGCTGGGGCTCGGGCGCGACGGTCGTGGCCATTACTCCGCCTCAACCGGCGTGCGGCCGGAGCGATCCGCCCACAGTTGCAGCACGCGCTCCTCCGGAAAGTTCAGGTCGTAGAGCAGCTTCCGCGCCTCGCGCTCCAAGTCCGCCCGCACTTCGGGGCTCTCCCAGTTCTGAATCTCGGCGTGCACCTTCTCGGGCAGCGCGCGGATGAGGACCGGTTCCTTGGGCACGACGGTTTCCCGGGCGGGCACGGTATAGCCATCCTTCCAGGCCGCGTAGAGCCGGTCCTCCGCCACCTGCGCGCGGCGCAGCGCCTCCTCGTAGGTTTCCCGTGAAACCCACGGCAGACGCAACCTCATGCTGTCGCCGCCGCAGCCGCGCCCGCTTGGTGCGCGTACCGCAGCTTCTCCCCGTCCACGCGCAGAATGTCCCCCGGGTCCGGCGCGCCGTGCGTCGGGATGCCGCGCGGCGGCTTCCCCGCCAGCACGAATGGCAGCGAATACACCTGCCGCCCGTGGACCACGACGAGCACATCTTCGCCCTCGGCCGCGTGCTGGAGCTGCTGCACGACCTTGCCCCAGCGCCGGTAGAAGTCCATGTACGACTCGCCGCCCGGGGCTTTGTCCGTGAGCTTGTGGTTCTGCAGCTCGTCCAGCATCGGCTTTGCTTTCGAGACGAGCTGGCCCGTCAAGTTCCCGACATTCCACGTCCGGAGCTCGCGCGCGGGAATCACGGGCACGCCGCCCAACTGCTTCGCCATGATTTCGGCCGTCTGCTTCGCCCGCGGCAAGTCGCTCGTGAACACCACACTAGGTTTGTGCACCTGCAGGCTCGCGGCCGCATCCTTCGCCACCTGCTGGCCTTCCGGGCCGAGCCCGGCCGGGCCCCAGCCGCGAATCCGCTCGGGGCCTGCGGTTTCCTTGTTCAGCCCTGTGGGGGCGTGGCGCATGACGTAGAGGGCCATCAGGCGGGCCAGTCGATCTCGAGCCGCTGGCCGTCGGCCCCCAGCGCCCAGTGCCACGGGGCGATTTGGGCACAGCGCGCACATCGCACGAAGCCGACCTGAAACACCGATGGCACATGGCCGAACCAGCGGCAGAGGGTGTGCCGTAGCAGCCAGTGGATCACCGGCAGGCCCACACCGGGACGTAGTGCGCGAGCATCAGCACGAGCATACAGCCCGCGCCGATCCCGACGCCCCATGCCAGATACTCCACCGCACGCGCTGTCATGTGAGATCGACCTCCGGCATCGCGAAGTCCAGGTCCTTGTCCGCCCGCTGCCGCGAGTACCGCCCGCTCGCGGCTTTCCCCATGACCTCTTTCGAGTCCTTCGCCTCGCGGAATGACAGCGGGTCCAGCCGCTCGCGCAGCCGCTCTTGCACCATGTTCGGCTCGTCCGGCTGAAATGGCCGCACCAAGGCCAGGTACCGCAGGCAATCGGTGCAGTCGTCGTCCTGCTTAATGGGCTTGAACGGCACATTCTGCTGCCAGCGGTAGCGCTGCAGCTCCCACACGAGCCGCGAATCATTCGTGTGGCCTTCCCAATTCGACGTCCAGAGCGAGCCCACGAAGTACAGCCGCGGCGCGCCGAACTGCCGCTTCCCGCGCTCGTCCATGGCCGTCGGATGCCAGTGGCTGGGATCGACCCACGCCATCCGGGCCACCACATCAATCGAGGCCTTCACCGAGCCCGCGTCCTTCGGCACCGCCGCGGCGAAGATGCCCTCCTCAGCCATGTTCAAGATCGACTGCGCGCCCGAGCCGCCGGGATCGGCCACGATGTACGCATTCGGGCAGTGGTGCCGCGCGAGGAGCTCGGCGTACTTGCCCGCGTGGTAACTGTCCGGCTTGCCGACCTCGTAATGCTCGGCCACTGCGTACCAGTTGCCCTCATGGTCGAGCGCGAACAACACGCCCGCGTGGCGCTTGTTCGGGTCGATCGCCAGCACCCACGAATACGGCCGGCCCAGCGGCAAGCTCGGCAGGTAGTAGCGCTTCCAATCCTGGAACTGCGGGAAGATCAGGCCTTCGACAAACCCGTACTCGCCATAGAGCCGAGTGCGCTTCTCCTGCTCCGAGATGACGGGATCGGCGGCGAGCTTCTTGGCCGCGTCCGCCGCAGCGGGGTTGTCCGCCATCCCCATCTGGATGATCGTGACGCCGGCGTTGTCCCCCTTGGGCGTGCTTTTCCACACGCGGTCCGAGCGCTGGTATTCGGGCTTCGCCACGGGCTCGTACAGCCGCGCGTAGGTCCAGTCCATGCCGAGGAGCGGGGTGAACGCGAGCACCAGGGCACCACCCGTCGTGGCGAACCGCTGCATACAGGCGCCGTAGAGCCGCACGTCGGCCGGCTCCTCGTCCAGCACGATGAGATCGACCGCATCCGACTCGAACGCCATGAAGCCCTGGTCCTGCGACTTGCCCCACAGCGTATTCATACCGTATTCATCCGCCCACGAAATAACGGGGTGCGGGCTTTGCGAGTAGCTGGCCCCAAGGCCCGTGAACACGTCGGCCAGGAGCCGCTGCTCCCAGTTCGAGCGCCACTTCTCGAGCGTGAGCGGGGCGACCCAGACCTTGAGCGGGCGTTTCGGGTTGCGGAGCCGCTGGTACATCGGGCCTTCGCGCCGGATGAAGCGACCGACGATCCCGGCGCCGAGCGTACTTTTCCCGCTTTGCGAGCCGCCCAGCACCATGACGATATCCGTCCGGGCGTGGAGGCCGATGAGTTGCTGGTGATGCCACGGGAAGGTTGGGTACCAGAGCCGCTGGACCGCGGCGGCAACCTGTTCGGGCGTCTCGAGCGGCGCGAGGGCAGTCATACGGAACGCCACGCCCCACCAAGCCAGGGGATGGCTCGCCGGGGCCTCACGGACACCCGGACGTGGCGCCCGCCAGCAGATCGAGATGCGCGAGCTGCGCCTGCGCCTCATGCACTCCGCCGAGCACGTACTCCACCCCGCACACCGCGAGCAGGGTTTCCACATCTTGCTGCGCCGTCGATTGCACGCCCGAGGCGGTTTTCACTTCATGCGCCCACAGCCGGCGCTTTTGTGGACAACAGACGATGAGGTCCGGCCAGCCGGGTGGCGTGCGCTTGGGGCCCGTGCCGTAGTCCGAGAACGGCAGCACGGTGCAGCCGAAGGCGCGGTAGATGTTGACCACCGCCCGCTGGATATCGGGCTCGCGCGAGAAATCGTAGGTCTTCGGGCGATCGCGACCAATGCTGCCCGCGGCAGGGCTTCCGCCGAGCAGGGCCACGAGGAGGGTCCGATGGCTCATTCCACCACACTCCCGTCCACCTCAAGCGCCTGCAGCACCCTCACGCGGTCCCCACCGCCGAGCAGGGCCACGAGCCGCGGCAGGGCTTCCGCGAGCTGCTGGGCGGCCAAGTGCGCGGGTTCTTTCGGGGTGAGATCCACCGTGGGCTGCACAGGCAGGCCTTCCGCATACGCGGCGGCGTGCTTCGTGGCAGCCATGAAGTGCGGGTGTTTGTCCTTGGTGATGGCGCGGCGGAATGCAGCTTGATGGGTTTTCTCAGACAGCAGGCGCGAAAGCCATGCTTTGTAAGCAGTTGAGCGCCGTCCTGGTTCGCCCATTATTTCCACAACCGCAAGCGCCTCTTTGGCATGGGACGTGCCCTTGCTACCATTTCCCGCGCTCATGGGCTCGGAAACCTGAGCACTTCGGTGCCGTGCTCATCCAGCACGCCCGTCCGCTGCACGAGGATCGCTTCCGCGTTTGGGTCCAGCGCTTCCGGGTTCTCCGGGGGCAGCGTCCGAATCCCGACCGTGAATCCCATACCCACGCTCACGTCCGCCAGCAGTTCGGGCATGATGACGTCAAGGTGCGCGTCGAGCTGGGCGTGGGCGAGCTTGCGGAGATGCCGCGCGGCCCGCTGCACGGCGACCGTGCGCGAGCGCTCCCCGGGAGTCCGGCCGGGCGCGGCTGGCAGGGGCTTCACAAGGGCTCCAATATGCGGCGCAACCGCGCTTCCCGAAAGCCCCCGCAGTGCCCTAGCGCGGCGTGAGGCTCACTTCCATCGCCAAGTAGCGAGCAATCACCTGTCCTCGATTCAACCGGGCCGTCAGCCCCTCGATCTGGTCCTCCAGCACGGCCATCTGCGCCCGCTCCTCGGTGCACCGCTGCACGAACGCGGCATACGCATCGTCCGCATGGGCCGCATCCTCGATGGCCGCTTCCGTCAGCCGCTCGCCGTTGACGAGGGCCTGCGCCCGGAGCTTCTGCGCGATCGACGCCAGCACGATCTTGCGCTGGGCATCCCACGTGCCCCAGGCACCGTAGGCCGCGCGGAGCCGCGCCACGCGTTTTACTAGGGCATGGCGCTCGGCCAGCAGTTCTTCGACCGGCGTGATGCCGAGCCGGCGCTCGACATGGCGGCCGTAATCGCGGGAACGAAGTATCGCGGCCAGTTTGAAGAGCGGTTGAAGGCGATCAT